AAGAACAAGCCTTTCGCTTGGTACCACACATTAAAGGTAAAGGAGCTATGAAGACAACAGATATCAAGAAGGTAGTCGAGCTACAAGGTAAGATTATCAAACTACGAGACCGCATCATGAAGGACGTCGAGCGGCACAACACGATGGTTATCGATGAGCTACGCCCGATGGTGCAGGGAGTACTTCCCTCAACAATCTATCAAGTAGGAGACATGACCTACAAGAGAGGTAAACTTTTCTGTCAACTCGAGTGTCAGGACTACGGTCTCGGCATAAAAGCAGAGGGTTTGGCTACCCTCCGAAGAATTGTTGTGGAGAATAGAGATGCCTCTTCTGATGACACAGAAAGTGGACCGTCAGCTTCTTTACCTGAATGAGGGAGCTTACGCAGTCTACATCGAAGCGGCGGACACCAGAGGTGGCGACCCGTGGGTAAGGTGGGCTCGAAACTTTGAGCGGTGCTTACCACTCACCATGTGGTCCCATTTTGGGACTCCCCTATCTCACGAGACGTGGGAAAGGGACGGGAGGAAAGCTACGGAGGAACTATCGAGTATTGCAAATGTAGTGCGGCAAGGACGTGTGATGGTTTTTCCCGGAGATGAGTACACCCACGCACTCGAGCAAATCATGAGTACAACTCCTAAATTGCACGATAGAATTTCTCAATCGATACAGGGACTTATAGGATAATGAGCAAACCACAACGACATAAGTTTCGCTCTGACTATGAGTTGAGCGTAGCAAAATACCTTGCAGAACAAGGAGTTAATTTTGAGTACGAGTCAAAGAAGATTTCGTATCAACCAAAACTTAAGATATACACACCGGACTTTTATCTTCCGGAACAAGATATATACGTTGAGGCTAAGGGGTTTTTTAGCCCTGCGGACAGACAAAAGATGCTACTCGTGATTAAGCAGAATATGTTTCTTGACATCCGTATGCTTTTCCTGAGAGCATCCAACAAATTAAACCGGTCTAGTAAGACCACCTATGGATCTTGGTGTGATAAGCAAGGTATACTGTGGGCTGATGGGACAATACCACTGGAGTGGTTGGAGAAGAAAGCATGACAGACTTAACCCTAGATCAAGACAAATTGATTGCCCTCGAGCAAGCCGGCTTACTGAAGGGGCGGTACTACATTGTATTGGAGCCAGTTGACGATGAAGATGAAGACGAGGATAGTTTTGCTGTCCGCGCATATGCAACTAAAAATTTTAAGATGGAAGATGGCGATGAGAGTGGTCTGGACCCGACTTATGTTGTCCTTCAAGGATTACTTGGGGCACTCCACGAGCACTTCGACGACGTGTACGACATGGGATTGGAAAGGGTTACGCTGGAAGCACTCGGTGAAGTCGTCCCAGAAGAAGACTTAAAGCCGGAACACAAGGAACGCATCAAGTCGATGGAGGGTAATGTGATCATGGCAAACTTCGGTAACTTACAATGAGTGATTGGAAGAACCCTGAACACTACAAGAAGAAAGACTTCGAGGCGATTGACATCATCAAGTCTGTACTTACAGAAGAACAATTTGCTGGATATCTTCTCGGAAACTCGCTAAAATATTTGTTACGGGTAAACGATAAAGATACCCCACTGATGAATATTGGTAAGGCGGAGTGGTACTCAGCCCGCGCAGAAAAAGAACTTTCGGAGAAATGATGGAACACATGTACTGCAACAAGATTGCGATTGACTACGACCGTGATGAGAACTTCTCGGCACAGGCCCTGAAGTTACTCACGGACTACTATATGTTGCCTGACGAGTCGAGNCCCCAAGAGGCATTNGCTCGTGCGGCCTTGGCTTATTGTGAGGGAGACTATGGATTCGCTCAGCGTATATACGACTATGCAAGTCAGCGTTGGTTTATGTTTGCTAGTCCTGTTCTTAGTAATGCTCCGAGACTGGGGGATGACCCCAAGGGACTGCCCATTAGTTGCTTCCTTACTTACGTTGGCGATAATCTTGAGTCCCTTATCCATCATAATAGTGAGGTTGCTTGGCTCTCCGTGAAGGGCGGAGGTGTCGGAGGACACTGGTCTGACGTACGTGGAATCTCGGATAAAGCACCGGGCCCTATCCCATTCATGAAAGTTGTCGACTCCGGTATGACAGCTTGGAAGCAGGGGCGTACCCGTAAGGGATCATACGCCGCATACCTCGACGTGTCTCACCCGGACATTATCGAGTTTCTTAACTTTAAAGTACCCACTGGCGATACCAACAGGAAGTGTCTTAACCTGTTCAACGCCGTAAACATTACAGATGCTTTTATGGAGGCAGTAGAACATGGAACAGAATGGCAATTACGAGACCCTAATGAAGGAGATGTCCGAGATTCAATCCCAGCTAGAGAACTGTGGCAAAGAATACTCGAAGCTCGTTTCCGAACTGGGTCTCCTTATCTCCACTTCATCGACGAATCCAACCGACAGTTACCAGATACTCAAAAAGCACTTGGACTCGCAGTTAGAGGGTCTAACCTTTGCTCTGAGATCACTCTCCCTACATCTGAAGAACGCACGGCAGTCTGTTGTCTCTCCTCCGTCAACCTCGAAAAGTACGACGAGTGGAAAGGAACAGGAATGGTTGCAGACCTTGTGCGATTCTTGGACAACGTCCTTGAATTCTTTATCCGAAATGCACCGCCAGAGTTATCAAAAGCTGTTTACTCAGCTAAACGGGAAAGATCAATCGGCTTAGGAGCGATGGGTTGGCATGGGTATCTACAGCAGAATGGTATCTCGTGGGAGGGCCTCGGCGCGAAGTTTGCGAACCAGCGGATATTTGCCGACATACACGCAAAGGCTCATGAGGAAAGTTTGCGTCTTGGCAAAGAAAAGGGTGAGGCACCTGACATGGCTGGTACGGGACTTAGGAACGCTCACCTTCTCGCTATCGCTCCAAACGCTAATTCTTCTATTCTCTGCGGGTGTAGTGCTAGCATTGAGCCTATTAAGTCTAATGCTTATACCCATCGTACTCGTGCGGGTGCTCACCTCGTCAAGAACCCAAACCTCGAGGAGGTCTTAGATGCTCTCGGAAAGAATGATCAAGAAACGTGGAAAAGCATCGTTAATGCTCAAGGCTCTGCTCAGCACTTGGAGTTTCTGTCGGATGAACAGAGGGACGTTTTTAAAACTGCGTATGAAATCGATCAAGGGGCCGTCGTTGACCACGCGGGTGATCGACAACCCTACATTTGCCAAGCACAATCCGTCAATCTATTTTTCCCTGCTGGTTCGCCGGCGTCTTATGTTAACTCGGTACACCTTCGAGCGTGGAAGTCTAAACTCAAATCCCTTTATTACCTCCGCACAGATGCGGGTGTCGAGGCAGACAAAGTTGGAGTCGCAGTTGAAAGAGTGGCTCTACAAGACGCGGAAGAGTGCTTGTCATGTCACGGCTAGAACCTGACAACAAGTGCAGTATCTGTCACTGTGAGTTTGACATGGAGTCTGAGGGTGGGGTACAAGGCTACATCGGGATCATCCCTTTTAGCCTCTGCCCGATGTGCTACAGTGGTATGATGGATATGTACGACCAACTAAACGGAGACTTCGATGACAACGAAAACGGACAAGAGATACAGGGAGATGACGAGGACTAACGCCGGGAAAGGCTCTGCTCTTCGCCCGATGGATAAGAAAAAGTACAACGATAACTGGGATAGGATATTCAACGATGAAAAAGATCAAGAGAAAGATGCTAAAGATTTACCACCGGATCTTGAAAGCTTCGGTCAAGAGAAAATTTGACAAGGCTGACGACTTGAATTGGAAGCTACTCCAACTCGAGATAAAACTACGGAGATTAGAAGATGAAGATCAAACTAACTAAGCAAGAATTACACGAGTGTCAGTTGCTCGGGCAGGACACCGTGAAGATCTGTAAGATGCAGAAGCTACCCCCGCGTTTAAAAACCTCGGATGAAAACAGAGTGATGTCGAACGTGATGGGGTTCAAGGCTGAGTACGCGGTAGCTAAGGTACTCGGGTGTAAGCTACCGACGTTGAATGTCGTGACAGACGGAGGTGTAGATCTCTGGGTTGATGACATCGGCATCGACGTGAAGTACACCAAGAGAACAGACGGAGACTTGATCTTCGACAGCTTCGACGACTTCAAGGCTGAGGTTGCTGTTCTCGTATCGACTACGGAAAAACCAGATGTTGTGGACATCGTAGGCTGGCTTGACCGCCGGAGCTTCGAGAAGAAAGCCAAGGACCACGACTACGGGTACGGAGCACGTAAGGTTGTGTCCAATGCGGACTTACTGCCGCTCGAAAATCTCTGGACTAAAGTTGTTGACTCGAGGTTCGGTCCCACCTAATATAGATAGTGGGACGTAAGTTTTCTCCCTAGCCGGATTGATCCCCGGCATTTTGTGGCCCCGGAAGGGGCCTTTTTTTCCACTAACAAAAACAAGGGCTTAAGATGTCTTTATTACAAGAATCAAAAGTTTACAAACCATTTAAGTACCCGTGGGCTGTCGAGTACGCAGTTTCTCATGAGAAGGTTCACTGGGGAGAATGGGAGGCAAAACTGCAAGAGGATGTGGCACAGTGGCAAGGGGGCAAGCTCTCAGCACAGGAGAAGCACCACATCACTCAGATACTCAAGTTGTTTACACAGTCTGACGTACAAGTCGGCACAAACTACCTAGAGTACTACATTCCGAAACTGAAGAACAACGAGATTCGTGCGATGCTGACAAGCTTTGCGAACCGTGAGTTTGTCCACCAGCGTAGCTACGCCCTGCTCAATGACACCCTCGGGTTGCCGGAGTCGGAGTTCTCAGCCTTCCGCGAGTACAAGGCGATGGCAGACAAGGTAGACTACATGGGTGAGATCGACATGCACTCCCACGCAGGGATTGCGAAGGCGATTGCCCGCTCTGTCATGAATGAAGGTATGAGTCTCTTCAGTGCGTTCGCTATGCTCCTGAACTACCAGCGGTTTGGTAAGATGCGTGGCATGTGCGAGATTGTCGAGTGGAGCATACGAGATGAGAGTATGCACTGTGAAGGTATGGTTAAGTTATTTAGGGAGTTTTGTGATGAGCATCCTCGAATTGTTACAGATGAATTTAAGAAAGATATCTACGAAATGTTCCGAGGCGGTGTCGCTCTCGAAGACAAAGTTATCGACAATGCGTACGAGATGGGAGAGATTGAAGGAGTTAGTGCGGAAGAAATTAAGCAGTACATCCGATACCTAGCAGACCGTCGTCTCATCATGCTCGGCCTGAAGGGTAACTGGAAGGTCAAGGAGAACCCCGTAGAGTGGCTCGACTGGGTAATCAATGGGGCGAGTCACAAGAACTTCTTTGAGGGGACTGTGACGGACTACAATGCGAATGGGATGGCAGGTGACTTTGGTTGGGAGGCCGCATGACAGACGCACGGGTTCAGAAGATGTTGGACCGGTTGAAACTACAAGTGGAAGCCTGTGACTTAAATCCTACGCTCGGAAACAAGAAAGTTCTTGAAGACGCGCACAAGATGATATATGATTTACGGAACAGGCTCAGACATAGGAAGCCATACGATTGGGACCGGGAGGGTGGCCGTTAGGTCGCCCGTACAGCAACCTTGTAAATATTGTATGAGCTATGGCAGAACCAAAAGCACAACTACTCAACTTCACAATCGAACTAAATAGGGATGGAAATGTCGAGTTTAATCTTGATTGCGTTAGTACTATCGAGCTCGAACGTACCCTTCGTCAACTCGGTGACCCATATTATGGGCATCGGGTAGGCAACGTCGTACGGCATTACTTTCGGACTCTCCAAGAGAAGATCAAAGAAGAGCGGACATAAAAAAACCCCGGTGGGGGGCCGGGGCAAGGTTCTTGGAGTTATAACTTTTTTATTGTTATTTAGTCTTCTTCGACATACCGCCGTAC